ATGATATGGCGCTTGTTTGGTGTATATCAGAATAAAGTGTGGGAAGGTCAAATAGACTATCCAGATAACTTTGACATTAAGGATACTGAACGTGAGATTGACACCCTAGTCAAAGCCAAGTCAGCAGCCACTGATCCTCGTGTGCTTAGACTGATTGATCATGAAGTGGTTGAGGTTCTAGGAGAAGAAGCAGACATAATCATACCAGAAGGTGAAATAGTTGATGCAGCCTCTCTACCTGCTGTCAAACCATTCGAACCTCACGTTATGTCAAATCCAGATACGGGAGATAAGGTCATAGCAAGGACCGAACAAGAACATATGGCCTATGCGGAGCAGGGCTATATTCATGAAGAAGACTAAAGGAGAAAAATAATGGCCCTCAAGAAAGGTTATGGCGAACACACTATCGCTAAAAATATTAAAACAGAAATGAAGGCGGGCATGCCACAGCGTCAGGCAGTTGCCATAGCCCTGAGCATAGCTCGTAAGGCAGCACCTAAATCACAAAAGTATCGTTTCACACCTAAGGGAAGATAACATGAAGAAAAAGAATAAAAAGCCCGGTAAGAAATACTGATTTATTGGTTCTAAATAAATAACCAGCAAGGGCATATTCGCCCACAAAGATTTAATCACTTCGAAAAGGGAGGCACGCTACAATGAGCGATCAATCATTGGCAAATGACGACACTGGGTCGTCTGATAAACAAGACCAGGCACAGAGAACATACTCAGAAGCTGAAGTAAACGACATGATGGCTAGAATGAAATCTAGTCTAACAAAACGTTTAAGCAAGCAATGGGAAGATCTAGGCGATCCAGAAGAACTCAGAAACATCAAACAGGATTACGAAAAGCGTAAGACTGAAGAAGCTAAAAAGCGTGGTGAGTTTGATAAAATCATACAACAACTAGCCGAGACCAAGGACGCCGAAATACGCAAAAGGGATGAGATCATAAGAAGCTATACCATTGACCTACCACTAGTGGACACAGCAGCGCAGTTAGGTGCTGTTAATCCCAGTCAGGTCAAACAGTTGCTTAAACCCTACGTGCGAATGAATGACTCAGGTGAAGTAGAAGTTCTGGACGACAAAGGTTCAGTGCGCTACTCAGATCGTGGAACACCTTTCGGAGTGAAAGATTTAGTCAACGAGTTTCTCGAATCAAACCTGCATTTTCGTGCCGCTGGTCCCGCAACATCAAATGGTCGTAGTAACATTGGTCAAGTTCCTGAAAAACTAGACCCCTCTAAGTTCAATATGAAGGATGCTAAACAGCGTCAACTTTATAGAGAAATGCGAGGGAAATAACCAAACTATAAAGGAATAAAAAAATGGCTAATGCTGCTTTTATTAATGATCAGTTTTATGCAAACTTTGTAACGGACGCTGAGTTTGCCGCATATGAAACATCCGTAAGTCGTCAACTATGCAGACTCTTCCAGATTCCCATGAATGCTGGTAGAATCGCTCAGGTACCTATTTGGGGTCAGGGTTCAGCTCAGTTGATCACCAATGAAGGTGCTGCTACTGCACGTGACACCACATCCAGTGAAGCACTAATCACACTAAAAGAACATGTCTACTACTCACAGGTAACAGACATGTTAAAAGACTCAGCCTATGGTGATGTAATGGCACAGTTGGCAGAAGTCAGTGGTCGTGCTATTGGTGAAAGTCTTGATACCATGGCATTTGGTGAGTTTTCTAGCTTCTCAAGTGACATTGGTTCTACAACCACAGAACTAACCACAGAGCTTATCCTAAAGGCTGCTGCAACACTACGTGCTGCAAAAGTAATGGGACCATATTACGCAGTTGTTCATCCTAATGCTGCTTTCTACATGAAGAAAACTCTAACACAGGTTCTTCCATATAGTGCTGCAACAGGATTAGCAAATCCAAGTAATGTTGGTAACCAAGTTATGGTTAGCGGTGTTATTGGTTCTATCGGTGGTGTAACAGTTGTTGAGAGCCCATTAGTTGCTGCTGTAACTACTGGTGGTGCCACTGCTTATCGTTGTGGTGTATTTGCTCCTAGCGGTCTTGGCATTGCTGAGCGTGGTGGATTAAGCCTAACACAGTTATATCTACCACAGAGTCGTGCAACCGACATGAGCGTTGTGGCTGTTGCTGGTGCTAGTGTTCTACAGAGCACACACGGTGTAGCAATCACAGCAGAAGGAACACTGTAATAGTATAAGTGAAAGGATTCAGCGATGGCTTTTTTAAGATCAGGTGGTAATGTTTATAGCTTCTGTGAATACACAGATGTGACCAGTCGTGATGACAGACTATTTGAGGCAAATGAAGTTATCGCTGATGATGATTTAGTTGATGATTTAGATGGATTTGGCTACAGAGCAATGACCAAGATTTTACTTGAAATCAAGGACACTACTTGGTGGCAAAGTTATTTTCTAGTAAAAGATCAAGGTGCTACAAATGTTAGCACATTGAGCACAATCGATGTGCCTGCGCCAAACGCTAACAAGTTTGTGGGCAGACAACAAGATTGGACCGACCTAGCAGTCTACAAAGTTCTTTATGAATACCTACTACCAAAAGTAGCAGACTTTTCAAATGAGGACAATGCAGAATACAAGAAGTTGGGCTTTTATCGTGAAAAATATCAGAGCCTATTCCGCCAACTTATCGACGCTGGTGACTGGTATGATTTTGATGGTAGTGGAGCAATCACTAATCAAGAGAAAATGCCAACTAGAACTAATATCGTTAGAGTAAGATAATGAGAACTGGACTTATTGCAGCCATTCAGACAGCAACATCAACCTTGACACAGTTTACTGTGTCACAGGAGTTGCCCTGGCTACAAAATGCACAGCCTCTATATCTGAAAAATATGAAAAAGATCTATGTTGGTGCCACAGAACAAGAACAATCAGTCTTGTTCATGACTCTAGATGATGTGGATGTGGACCAAAACCTATTTACAACTCGTGACTATGTCTCAGTAGATGCTAAAAATCCTCCTAGTCAACTAGATCAACTTATCACAAATATTCTTACATGTAAGAGTCAGACAGGCGTAGTCAGTTTCGATGAAGAAAGTGATTACACTGTCGAGCAAGACGAAGATCGTTTAATCTATACTTTCGAGTTTAGGCTAACGGTCGCAACTACTTAAAGGACAAGTAATATGGCTTATATCAATGTTAGTGCTCCTACAAGTCAGGCTACTCTACAGATTTCTACTGCTAGCATTTCTACAACCAGCAGTGGATATGTAATACCTGCCTTACAGGATATTGTTATCAACAACGCAGTGGGAACTTTCCAATGGACTCAGTTAGATGAGTTTTCAAACAAGACTGTTCCAACACCTGCAAATAATAGCATTACTGGAAACTTTGTTTTAGATTCAACAACATTCTTCACAGGAAGTGGTGGAGTTGGTGGTCTATTCGATCTTTCCAATGATGCCACACTGATTTACTTCCGTGTATATTTTAACGGACGTTTAACAGGTGCAAAATATGTTAGCGGTCAAGGTTATATAACTAACCTAGCACCAACTGTCAATCCAACAGCTCCAGTATGGGTTTCACCTATAACTATTGCTGTAGATGGTGACATTTCAGCTAGCACAGTGTAATCGTAGATTACTCAAACAAGGGGGCTCTTAGAGCCCTTTTGCTTTATCTAAAATAAGTATACAAAAGGACAGATTTATGGAACTGGAAAAATATTCCGAAGAAGATTTGCACCGGGCTCTAGTAGCTGAATGTGCCAAAGCCCTAGGAGAACTTAAATGTCTGCAAGGTGACGCAGACAAGATCAACTCAAGACTGCGTTTTATGCTGGCAGTCATACATAACCTAAAAGATAGAAAGGACTAAAGATATGCAGTTAACACAGCTCACAGCAAAACCCCAACTAATAAAAATCCAAATCGATGATGAAGAAATCATTGCAGAGTTTGGAGAACCTATCGAATTCTACATTTTAGATCGTTATCCTATGAAAAAGTTTATGAGGTTAGCCAATCTAAAAGAAGAAGATTACACAGAGATGATTGATATGGTTGAAGAAATG